AGCGCGTAGGGCTTGTCGGTGCGGCGCTGCAGGGGAATGCCCGCGTAGGCCGCGGCGCGGCGCTGGTGCTCGCGCTCGGCACGATGCTCGGGGGATTCCTCGTAGTCGTCGTCCAGGCGGATGTTGCGCTCGCCCATGACGTGGGTGCGGAAGACGCGCTCGATCACTTCCACCTTCTCGGGGTGGATGAGGAGCGGCGCGTTGTAGAGCCGCGTCCAGAGGTGCGGGTAGCGCATCGATGCACTCCTCATGCGGCAAGCCCCGCGGCGGCGGGGCTTGCGGGTTTTGGTTTCGCCGGCGGCTTCGGCGGTCCGGCTGCGGGCTCGTCGTCATCCTGGGCAGCGGCGGGCGTGCTGTTGCCGCCCTGGACAGAGGGAAACTTGATGCTGTACTGCTCCTCGAGCTTTTTCTTGTAGGCGAGCTCGCGCGCGATCTGCTCGAGGTTCTCCTGCCAGTCGCCGCCCTGCTCGGCACACTCGTCTTCGAGCGTGGTGATGCAGAGCTTGTTGCGGAGATCGGCCGCCTGCGCTTCCTTCAGCGGATCGATCCAGCCGCGGCCGTCGCCGATCCACTTGCAGGTGCAGTACGCTTCCCAGTTTTCGTAGAAGCCGGGGGCGTCCACGAGCCCCATGTCCACGCACTCTTCGAGCCACAGCGCGTAGATCGGGGAGAGCCAGCCGTCGGCGAGCCACTTGCGCCGGCCGCGGAAGAAGCGCCAGGCTTCGAGCAGCGCCGCGCGCGCGGAGGAGTAGTTGGTCTCGCTGAAATCGAGCATCAGCAGCTCGTACGGGATGTGCAGCCCCGTCGCGATGTGCCGGAAGAGCGACTTGACGAAGGCCTCGAAGCTGTTGGACGGGCGGCCGGGGGAGTAGGTGCCGACCTTGGTCCCGAGGGGCACGTTGACGATCTGCGCGCCCTGGAATTCCATCCGCGATCCGTCGCGATTGGCGAGGCCCGCCTGGTATTGCTTGAGGGCGTCGGGATTGGAGCTGAGCAGTTCGAGGATGCGGTCCTGGTCGAGGGATGACTCGACGACCATCGCGACCATGGCGTTGACGAGCATGGCCTTGAGTTCCGCACCGGTCACGTCGGTCAGCATTTTGAACTGCCGCATGCCGGAGGTGAGCGAGGGCTTGCCGCGGGACTGCGCCGGGCGGTCGATGTTCTGCGGCACGTGAAGAACGCGCCGGCGGCCCCACGCGGTCATCGCGGGGATGCTTTCCCACTTGTAGAGGCCTTCGTTGACGGACCAGTGAGCGCTGTAGCGGGCGTCGCCCGGGTGCGATTTGCGGATGTTGTAGACGAGCGGCCGGCCGTAGTCGTCCATGTCGATCCCGCCGCGCCGCCGGTCGGTGTCCGGGCCGTCGTCGGGATTGGACAGGCGGTCGGGCTCGATCAGTTGCAGGCAGGTCGAGAAGCGGTTGCCGCGGTCGGGCAGCCACAGCGGGAGGGCGAGCGCGGCGCCGTTCAGAAACGCGGAGTTGAAGGCCTGACCCGTGAGCGCGTCGCCGTTGCACTTGTGGGCGACGTCCACCGCACAGCTCCCCCACCAGGTCCGCCACCACGACTCGACGTTGTTGCCCCACTCCTCGGCCCACTCGCGGTCCTTTTTGAGGAGGCGCCAGTCGGGCTTCGCGGAGAGCCGCAGCCCGCAGCCGATGATGTTGTCCTGGTAGCGCTGCCGCGCGCCGTCGGCGACGCCGTTGTTGCGCGTGAGGTCGCGCGACCGGGATACGATGCGGCCGAGCTCGGGCAGGAGATCGGAGTCCGCGGACCCGGTGGTCGGATCCCAGCGGCGCAGGTCGTTGGAGAGGGAGCCGGCGGAATAGGCGTTCGCGCCGACGCGCGGCATCGGCCGGCCGGATGCGTCCAGGAGTTGAACGTGGTTTGCCATGCTCATCCTGGAAGATCGACCGAAATGGCCTGGCGGCGGGTGCCGGTCGTGGCTCCGCCCAGCGCCGCGATCTGCGCCTTGAGGTCTTCGATGTAGCCGGACAATTTCTCCAGCCCGGTCACCGAGTTCGAGTACCGCACGCGCATGTCGCCATGCTCCACTTCCTCCTCCGAGCTTCCGGTGAGGATCTTGTGATAGGCGAGCTCGGCTTCGAGCAGGCGCGTCTGCAGGGTGGCGAGGTCGGCCATTCGGTTCAGCCGTTGTCCTGTTCTTCTGGACCAACGCTAACGGTCACAACGTTGCTCGGATTTGAGCCGTGGTGGTACGGGATGTTCTTGACGAACGGCCCTGCGTGCCCGCGCCCCGAAATAACCTCGGTAGTCGGCTCGCCTTCGCCGTATTTCGTTGTGACCGGAACCTTGTAGTTGCCGTTCACGCTCACATTGATTGATATGGTCATTTCATTTCTCCTTGTCGTTTGGTTTGGGTTTCCTAGTACGGGTTCGCCGATTCAGTCGGGGCCCGGGTGCCGCCGCCCATGTCGAGTTGGGCAAGCAGCGGGTCCCTGGTCCTGGACCGCGGAGCCGCCGGCCCCGCAACCGTTTTCTCCGGTTGCGGGGGGTGCGGTGCTGCCTCGGGGGGGTTGTCGCTATGCGCTGGCGCCGGAACGGGCGCCTGTATCTCTCCGCGTTCTCCGCGATCGGCGCGGCCCAGCAGGTCGGGCTGCCGCAGTTTTTCCTCGATCGCGGACCACTGCGCCTCGGTCATGAGGTTGATCTTCAGGCTGCGCGAGGCGTGCAGCGCGTAGACTTCGCAGTCGAGTGCCTCGTTGCGCACGCCGGGCTTGACGTCCCAGAAAAGCTTGTTGCGCCGGTAGCCTTTTCGCGGAGCCTTGATTTCCGAGGTGACCTGCTTGAAATAGTCGCCGCGAATCTCCCGATACCAGTGCATCCGGCCCGCCCCGCGACCGGTGCAGAGGTTGCCGCGCTCGTCTTTCTCGCTCAGCCGGAGCTTCCCGCCGTGCTCGCCGAAGCCGATGATCAGGTCCTTCGCCTTCTCGGTGCCCACCAGGTAGACGTGGAGCCCGTATATCGAGGCCTTGGTCTTGCGCGCCGGGTCGATGGGCCGCGGGACGCGGTAAATTTCGCCGGTTTCCACGCCGCGGATCGCCATCACGTTGCGGTGGCGATGCTTGCGGCAAAACGCGTAGACGGCGTCCGACGTGTTGCCGTCCGCGCTGTCGATCGAGCCGGCCTCGATGTAAAGCTCCTCGCCGCTCGCGTGGCGATAGGGCCGGAACAGAAAGCGCTCGAGCTCGGTCCACGCCGGGTCGTTTTGATCGACGGGATTGCCGTGGATCTCGCCCCAGTACACCCGCCAGGACTCTTCGCCGCGGCCCCAGGCCACGACGACGAGCGCGATCCGGTCGCCCTGGACGTCGGCGCCCAGGGTAAGACGGAGCCCGCCCCACGGGACGGTCAGCTCCGCGTAGTCTTCGCAGCGGGCCTCGAGCTCCTCGATCTTCGGCGCCGGCGACTTGTACTTGAACGGCAGGCCGAGCTGGTTGTTGTAGAACGCCATCAGGCCGGTGAGATCGCCGGACCGGGCCTTGTAGTCGGCCTCGAGGCGCTTCTCGACCAGCACCCGCAGCGAGGCCTGCGGCGCGCAGCTCATCAGGTCGCTGATGTAGAAGCCGGCGAACTCGGAACGCGGAGCCGTCGGGACCCATCCATATCCGGGGACGCCCTGGCGCTGCTGGTCCCACGCGCGCCGCACGTTCTGCACGCGCTCCAGGTCATTCCACGTGCCGCCGCAGTGCGGGCAGACGATGAACGCCTTCTCCGGCACGGCTTTCCCGAAAATCGGATGATTCAGCGTCTCGTCTTCGGGACATTTGACGAGTCCCCATGCGTCCCCGTCGAGCGGCAGGGTCTTGTCGCAGTGATGGCAAGCAACGAACCACTTGCGCTTGTCCGTCAGGTCCATCTCGTACGCAATGGTCGACAGATCCTCGATGGTGGGCGAGCCGCCCATGATCGAAAACGCGTCGAAGAACCGCTTCATCCGCTCGAGCAGCAGTTTCACCGAGCTGCCCTGGTTGCGAACGTCACGGTCGCACTCGTCCGGCTCCTCCACGAAAGCGTAGCGCGCGGAGGAGGACTTCACCTCGTCCGCCGAATGCGAGTGCACGAACTTGAGCCAGCCGCCGGGGAACAGCTTGAAGGTCTGGGTGATGCCCTTTTCCCGCATCGTGAGCGGGACCTTCGCCTGCAGCCGCGGCGTGGAGTTCACCATCGGCTCGAAGCGCTCGAGGTTGAACTCCTTCGCCTTCTTCTCCTTCGGGAAGAGGACGATGATGGGCGCCGCCATCATGTCGATGATGAAGCCGATCAGCGTGGCCAGCGTCTCGGACCAGCCCGCCTGCGAGCTCTTCATGCACCGGATGCCCTTCAGCCCCGGCTCGAAGAACGCGTCGAGCACCCCCTGCATGTACGGGAACATCGTCCACGTCCACTTGCCGGAGATCTCCGAGGTCATCTCGGAGATCCGGCGATGCTCCTCCGCCCACTTAGACGGCAGGATTTTGGGCGGCGGGATCAGCCGCCGCCACACCTCCTGCAGGAGGTTCCACAGGGTGATGCCCGATGCTGGCGATTTTGCGGAGGAACTCATCGGCATCGGCCTTCAACTGTTTGTCGAGCAGCTCCTGAATCTGGCGGTGCATTTCCGCACCGTTCACTCCAAGGCGTTCGAGGAATTCCTGGTCTTCCTTCTTCAGCACGGCCCGCTTGGCCTCAACGCCAGGCGCAACTTCCAAGACCGTCGCCAGACGTGAGTGTCGGCTCAGCTGGTAAGCCGCGGCCGCCATCACGCGCATGGTCCACATGGGTTCCACGTCGATGGCTGAAACCAGCACCTTCCGCTTTTCCTCGAGTTCGATCTCCAGCATGTCTCCGCGCAGACGCGCCTCCCGATCGCGCTGCGATTCCCCTTTACCAGCCTTGGCCAGAGCGCGCTGAATGCGCCACTCGACTACTGCGGCCACGTCGTACGTATTGGCGGAGCCGCGCACGCCGCGTTTTTCGATCGGCAGCCCGTCTTTTTGCCACTCCCAGATGGACACATCGGAGACTCCGAGCAACTCCGCCAGCTCGGTTTGATTGACGATCTTTCCCACCTGAATGCTCCTACCAGTTAACCCTTTGATTAACTGGTGTGACTGAACGCGAAAGGTGGCGTTTTTGCG